GTTAATAAAAAAGCAGGGTTTCCCCTGCTTATCTATATTAATTACCTTGACCTCTGTAACGCTTCTTCCTGCCATTACGAGAGGTGGCAGAGAGAATGGTGTGCTGTGAACGACCTTGACGAGTCTTCTTGGGTTTAGACTCAATGATCACTTTATTAGTCAGGGAAGGACGCTTTGCCATAATTACTCCATTGGTTCACTTAGATATTCTACCACAAGATCCTCTGGATTGGGAACCCCTGTCTCATAAAATTGTTCAGAAAGTTCATCCATAATATCCCATAGTTCCTCTTGAGAGAGACACTGGTACAATACCCTCTCATTACACAGAATTCTAAATGATTCTTGTCTTTTCATGACCTACACGAACTTGTGGATGGCACCAAATATCAAACCCACACTTTCTCTTGGCATCCAGACAGAAGGATACATCCTCCCCACACATGTCCTGAACCTCACCAGAATCAAAAACCTGCATCTGTGGGGCAAACCATGGATACTTCATTTCAGGATGCTCAAAGACCCCCTTCTTAATCAGAACCCAACCAAATCCTGTGTAATCCACCGTGAATGGTTTCTTTCTGTTGCCAATGGTGTCTACGATCTCATGATTCATGACTCCTCCATTACTCTTGAAGTCGCTCTCATCCAACCAGTGTGCCACTGAGGTGGTTCTGCCATCTTCTGTGGCATACCAACCTGCTGCAATGTCCTTATCCATTTCAAAGATTGCCCAGAATGCATCAGTGTTAAAGACAATATCAGAGTCAATCCACAGTTGGTAATCATATTCCAGTTTACCCTGCCAAGGAAGTTGATCAGGTCCTGCCAGAACATTTGCACCAAGACACTTACAACGTGCAAAGTTTACCATGGAACTATAATCTTGTGAAATATGAATACTTGCTCCTGCCTGCACTAAATCAAAGCACAGTTGAACAAAGTTTTTCAAAAAGATATATGATACCCCACGACCTGGCAGACAAAATACAATTCTTTTTCCTTTAATTCTTTCCAGACATGTCTGAATATTAAACAGTTTCTGTTCTTCCTCAGGTGCTGTCTTTGCTTTTACAGTAAATCCTTTTGCCATAAAAATTCAATACTAAATGTTAATACGTATCAACTCATATGATACTACACTATTTAGTTTCAGTCAAATACAGCAGTGACCCCAATCACCTTTGCATTTGGATTTCTTGCCAGGGCAGTCTCCTTTGCATCCTTATAATCTCTGGCATAGACCTCTTCATAAAAGACCTTTCCTGCCACATATAACTGTACTCTACACTTCATCACAGTCATTCACAATTAAAAACTCTTCTATTTGAAAATATGTGGTGAATATGTCCATCATCATGGAAATATTTGTGAGTTCTTCCTGGCATTCTGCCTCAGTACCCTCACAAAATATCCTGTCTCTGGCAATCAACTTATAGGGCATTTTTTCCTGGCAAAAAATTTTTTCTTATAATGGGATCCAATTATATTTATTCCCTCCCACAGGCAAACTCCAATATACTCTAACTCCTCACAAAAGTCCAGGGCATTTTTACCTGGGGAAAATTTTTTTTGTTTCATCTTTATAATCATCTCGCTTTTTCAAAGGTTTGTAGGTTAGGGGAGTCAGTAAAATTCGCATTACAACCCCACAACAACACAACCCCCCACAAATACTGTCAATTCACTATAACATACCCTCACAGATCTGTCAAGTGGTATAGCCTACTGGGTTGTCAATAGAATACTTTCAGTCCCACACATACACTCACTGTCTTATACACAGTTTTCCACAGGTTTGTTATACTTTTTCCACAGGTTTTCCACAGTTTTCTTATAGTTTTCCACAGGCATATTCACTGTCTATTTGTATAAACACTGACAGGCACTGTGTTCTTACAAAATATAACTCACTGCCTGTGGAAAACTTTTATACTGTGCCAGAAATCTTGGTGTCCTGGGGGTGTTGACATCTGGGAGGATTTGTGATACAATGGGGGCCAAGATCACAACAACTCTACACATTTACTGTGTATTCCACAAATATACACAAAACTGTGGAAACTGTGGAAAACTCATGTATATTTTTTTATACATTTATTTGATTTCTATAACAATGTACGGAATGAACATTTCACCATCTATTAACATCTAAAATGTCCTCCATCATGTATGCCAACTCACTGATATAAGACCACTCTAACCATGCCACACTTCTCTGATCTTCAGTATTACACTGCTCAATCACTTTGTTATACTGTTGCTTGTAACTATCAAGAGCAAGGATAATTCTTTGTGCATCCTCTTGACATAACTCAATCTTGAAAACTTTGTTCTTTTTCATTAAGGCAATCATTTTACTTTAACACATGACGATAATCAATGGATTTGATACACCAACCTGATGCACATGTGATCTCTTCAACTAGATCCTCATCATCCTCTGCTTCATAAATCTCACCAACATAGAGTGAGGTTAGATAATCTTTATCATATGGTGTAAGTGTATCATCACCATCAAAATCAAACTCAATGTATGTAATTTGGAATTGCATTTTATCAGTCTTGGAGAAGTTCAGGATCATACTCTTCAATCTCACTTAGCAGTTCTTCATCACTATAACTTTGGAGGTTTTCTTCCAGTTGTTCACCTACAATTCTCAGCAAATCTTTGAGAGAATAATTATCAAGAATACGATCAACATAGGCAGAAACAAGTTGATCACGATTGGGGATTGGAGTGTTCATTTGGTTTGGATCTTTTTGATTGCAGTGGTGATAGATGTGGTCAGCATGATACAAACATCATGGTCACAGACAGCATACACAGGTTGTTTGGATTGAATATCAAAAGTGTACTTAATGGTCATCAGTTTTCTCCCTGGTGCATCTCAAACATCATCTCATTGATCTCATCATGGTTGATCAATTCACTAGACCAGGATACACCATCATTGGTACACAGTTTATCAACATTGTGCATGTTGCGAATGAACTTAGTATAAGGCAGTTCATCATCATTTCTGTACTCTACACATGCAACAGCAGTATTATACAGGAACTGATTGTTTTGCATCCACAGAGATACATTCCAGGTTTCATAATTTGCCCAACCATTGTAAGTTTGAGGTTGGTTTGCAGTGGTTTGATTTTTCATACATGTATGATAGCATGAATTTGGGCAAAAGTCAATAGGGTGTGTGACAGTTCTTCAACTGGCACATTGTTATATTTTGTTCTCACACATCCATGCTATCATCATAATCATTTTCCATGATGTAGGCATCAATCTCATTATCTACATTCATCCTACTTTGCAGGTCTTTGATGTCTTCCAGGACCATTTTTAGGGCACTTCTGGCATATCCAGAGGCATAAGGATAACCCTTGTCATTATCACCTATTGCCATCTCTGATTCATAGATTGCCTGCTCAAGTGTCTTGGCAATGTTATTCAATTTGTTTTCAATCATAATTTTGTCATTCATGTCAAACTGCACCATAGAAAGGGTTACCAAGTTGGGGGAGACCTTGATTGTCACCAGTCACCACATAATCATGTGCAAGACGCTCACGAATTGCAACTGCTTTCTCTACTCTGTTGAGATACTTTTTGCTAATCTGATCAACACCTTTCCAGGATAACACTTGCAAACACCATTCTTCTGAAATGTCACCAAATGGTGTTTTGACAGGATAGAAACCTACCAGCATTGTGCCATCCTTGGATTGCATTGTGGGGAAGTCAGTCATTTGAGTGGTCATATCAGTTACCAAAGAAAGCATCAAACTCATCAGCAATCTGATCAATCAGATCATCAGTTGCATCAAGGTCAAAAGTGTAGCAAACCCAATCAACAGTGTCATTCAGATCACAGATGTTGTTGCACATAAAGTCACACAGTGCAGGAGCAATTTCAGTTTGGAAGTTTGGAGTCATTTGATTTTTCATACATGTATGATAGCACAGAATCACCTAAAAGTCAATGGGGTGTGTGCCACTTCATCAACTGGCACATCATTAGACTTTTCCGCATCATTTCCGTGGTATGCATAATAAATTGAGTTGTTCATATTAATGAGCACCAACATCAGGGATCTTGCAAACAAGAATTGCCTGATGAATACATCATCACTGATCTCCATAATCTGCCCAGAAAGCATCATTGTGTGATGGACGCAGACAATCTACACCATGATCACGAATCACAGCAGCATTGTAAGGAGAATCATCAACCCAGAATTGAATATCCCAGAACCTACAAATATCCATGAGTTGTTGACCCTTACATTGTGAACCAGTAGAGTTAGATTCTGCGTTCATCATGTAGAGTGCATCAAACTCTGGGAGATGTTGTTGCAACCACAGTGCAGTTCCCTCTGCAAATGTATCAGGACGTGCAGTAGCAACAACTAGATCAAACCCCTTAGATTTGCAGTGTTTGGCAACATCTACAACAGCATCAATGGCAGGGAATTGATCACATTCATCAAACCCAGATTGTGAACCATGGTGGCACAAAGTGGCATCAAGATCAAACACAACGCACTTAGGATTGCTGACGTTGTAGATAACTTTGGAGAAGGATTTTGTTTTTTGCATATATGTATGATAGCACGGATTTAAGGATTTGTCAAGTGTTTTGTGCCACTAATACAAGTGGCACATACTAACACTAATTGGACTCAATTTGTGATAGGTTTGTATTCAGTTGTTGTGCATGAGTTTGTATGATGTTGAGACCAACATTCAGGATATTGGCAACACCACTGAAACCAACAGTAGCAACAATCAGACCAGCAAAAAAGAGTTTCATAATTACACAGAAACAGTGACATCAATTTCTCGAATGTTCAGTCCACAAAGTTGTTTGTAGACACGATCACAAATAATACTGGATGCTTTTTTTGCTTTGGATTGTTCATACCAAACAGTGATACATCCATCATAAGTTTCAACTTGAACGCGATAGTTTTTAGTCATCATTATCAATACAGGAGAGAGAAAGAACCACAGAAACGACGAACCCATTGCAGAGTGTCATAATGAGAACGAGGGTGAGACATTACCATGCTTTTGTTAGTTTCAGGATTGACAGCAATAGCAACATATTTGTGATCACATTCTTGCCATTCAGGTGTAACTTGCTGAATGAACATTTGATTTACTTTACCCTCTTTCCAGTTGGTGACATAGTGGAAGACTTGAGTGGTTTCTTGACTTTTCATACATGTATGATAGCACACTTTTATGGATTCCGCAAGGGGTCGTGTGCCACTTTGCGGAACTGGCATATGATATAACTGAAATGCCATACATTTGTGATAAAAGCTAGTGACAAGACTTGAACTTGCGACCTGAGCTTTACAAAAACCCTGCTCTATCCAACTGAGCTACACTAGCAAAAAAGGTATTTAATTGTTATCTCCAAACTGCATCATTATCATCCAAATAACAAATGAAATACCACAGAGAAGTAGAATCCACTTCCAGGCATAAA